TACGCTGGTGTTGCAGGTGCTTTGGGTGATACTAACCTTACCATCTTCATCTACGGTTCTGAGTTCTCAAAGGGCACGAACGGAATGGACGGTTCCCTCGAAGCTGAGGACGAAATCTTTGAGTGCAGTCCAGTCATCATGAAGGACAAGTATGCGGTCAACGGTTCTGACATGGCTCAGATTGGATGGATTGAAGTGACCACCGAGAACGGTGCTAACGGATACCTCTGGTACATGAAGTCCGAGCACGAGACCCGTCTCCGCTTCGACGATTATCTCGAGACTACTATGCTGGAGGCCATTCCTGCTGACGTAGGTGGTGCCGGCTCAGGTGCGGCGACTGCTGGCTTCAAGGGCACCGACGGTATCTTCTATACCATCGAGACTCGCGGCAACGTCTGGTCTGGCGGTATCCCCGCTGCTTTGGCTGACTTCGATGCAATCATCTCTCGCTTGGATAAGCAGGGTGCTATCGAGGAAAACGTCATCTTCGTTAACCGTGACTTCGGGTTCGCCATCGACGATATGTTGGCTGCTCAAAACAGCTACGGTGCTGGTGGTACGAGCTACGGCTTGTTCGACAACGACGAGCAGATGGCTCTCAACCTTGGCTTCACGGGCTTCCGCCGTGGTTACGACTTCTACAAGTCTGACTGGAAGTACTTGAATGACCCAACTATGCGTGGTGGTCTCGCTTCTGGCGGCATCAACGGCATGATGGTTCCTGCTGGAAGCACTACGGTCTACGACCAAGTGTTGGGTAAGAACGCCAAGCGTCCGTTCCTCCACGTCCGCTACCGCGCCTCTGAAACTGAGGACCGCCGGTATAAGACTTGGATTACAGGTTCTGCCGGAGGTGCTGCTACCAGCGACCTCGACGCGATGGAAGTCAACTACCTCTCTGAGCGTGCTGTCTGCACTATGGGAGCGAACAACTTCTTCTTGTTCCAAGACTAATTCTAACCGGGTATTGGGGGCGCAATGGGCGCCCCCACTATCCACCCTCAAATAAATTATTATGAAAAACAAAGTATACCGACTGAAGCGGAAGAATACCCCTATCGCATTTATGATTCCCGGTCGTGGAAATTCACGTAACCCACTTCTTTATTGGGACGAAGAGCGCGGAGAGAACCGCCCCTTGCGTTACGCCCGGAATCAAAAAACTCCATTCGAAGATGAGCAGGACGGAAATGCCGTTGTTGAACCCATTGTATTCGAAGACGGATTTTTAAGCGTACCAAAGACTAACCCTGTATTGCAGGAGTTCCTTCATTACCATCCTATGAATGGTGTTAAGTATGAAGAGGTCAACGAAGAGCGCGACGCTGGCGCTGAGGTTGAGCAGCTTAACCTTGAGGTAGACGCCTTGGTCGAGTGCAAAAACATGAACATCGAAGCCCTTGAGCACGTCTCTCGCGTCCTCCTTGGCATCGACCCATCTCGTATCACCACGTCGGAGTTGCGCCGCGATATGCTCATCTATGTGCGCCGCGACCCAGAGACATTCCTTCGTGTGGTCAACGACCCCGACTTGAAGTTGCAGTCTAAGATTCAGAGATTCTTCGACGACAACCTGCTTTCTTTCCGCCGCAACAAGACGGAGATTTGGTTCAACGGGCCTACGAATAAAAAGAAACTCGTGACTATTCCTTTCGGTGAAGACCCTGTGGCTTTAGCTACGTCCTATCTACTTAGTGACGAGGGACTCGACCACCTTCGGGCCCTCGATGTTTTAATTTCAGAATAGTACATTTGATTTATGGATAGGTTAATTTCTTTCACCGTCGAACCTTCTGACGGAACCCCGTATCAAAAGTTGGTTAATGCCGACAGTCTTCTACCCGCTCGGATTACCGGAGACTTTCAAGTCGCTGGTTTCTATGGCACTGAGACGAATCCTTTGGCATGGAATGTAGCCGGTGAGCTTCGTTTTGGTGGAGGAGCCGCCAGTGTGGATGAGCTTTCGGCTTATATCTCCAATGCGCTGCTTTCTTTCAATAGCGTTTCAGGACCTATTCAAGTGGTGGAGCCTAGCCCGATTTTAAAAATCACAAACCTTACAACGCAATCATGAGCGCTAAGTTTTTAGGCCCTTTCGTCTCTTATGACGGTCTCGACCCTTCTGACACTTCCTCTTTTGACAACTATCGCGTATACGCGAACTTCAGTAACTTCATGGAGATTTATCAGGAGGGCGAGAATGCCGAAATAATTACCATGTATAGGCATCTTTATAAAGGGACTCCTCCGACCGGCTCTTTTACTGGCGCCTACTTTGAGTTTTATGTAATAGGTGAAGAGGACTCTTTAGCTGATTCTGATTACGGATTCACTAAGTTTTTGAATAGGAACGTCAGTAACGTCCTTACCTCTTCTCCCGAGCAGGTCATTATTAAACCTGAATACCCTCAGAGTTTAGCAGCGGTATCTCAGCAAACTTATTGTTCCCCGTTCTGATGAAGACGATTTCAATCCCCCGCGCTCGGCAACTAGCAAACGTAACGAACAATATGTTTTTGAGTTCCGCAACGTGGGACTCATTTGATACCAGCACCTTTCAGTTAGTGTCAAGCGCCTCTACCTTTATTGCTTTAGGCGTTCAACCCGGATACATTGTATTCAATCCGGAGAATTCTTCTACTTGGGCTGAAGTCGTGAGTGTAGATAGCGAGACTCAGCTCACCCTCAGCGGTGTTTTTTCTACTACTGTTATCGGAGGAACTACTGAGCTACAGAGGTTTAGTATTGTTACTCCTGCCGAAGCCTTCTTGGTCTCGACCACAGATTTGGCTACCGCAAAACAATGGTGGTCTACATATAAGGTTGGTGACAAGATTCAGTCTAAAGGACAGCAGCAAAGAACCCTCGCAAACCTTGCTGTGTCTACCATTTTAGATATCACTATCGATGTTGTTGCGGGCACTGCGGAAATAACGGTAGATAAGCCTATGCAAACAAGCAATCCTATATTGGCATACAAGCAAGGCGATATTATGGCAATCCCGGTAAACTACATTAGCGGCCTTGAATTTTATAGTTACGCCAATAGTACCTCTGGGGAGTTTATCGTTATCATGTATATGGGCGGTGCTGATGAATATGAAGTACGCCCAATTAACGAATTTCTGACTAGTGCCGAAGACGTTCTTGCGCTTCAGCCTAAGTTTGAGGCGGCTGTTATGAATGCTATTTCGGAGGTAATCCGTGCTCCGTGGCCTACTGCAAATGTCATGATTGAAGATTCGTATGGCTGGGAGATTGACTTCTACTACGAATATTAATCGGTATCACTTATTACTAGAGAAAGCCACCTTCGGGTGGCTTTTTCGTTTGGCGCTATCTTAGAGGAATGATTGATTCCGTCCGTCAAACCGTATTGTCGATTCTCAATAAGAACAACTACGGTTACGTCTCCCCTTCTGACTTCAACCTGTTCGCTAAGCAGGCGCAGCTAGAGATTTTCGAGGGGTATTTTAATGAGCTCAATAAGGCTATCAACGCAGAGAACGCTCGCATGTCTGGTACTGACTATGCGAATATGACCAAGGGCCTCAATGAGGATATCGATGTCTTCTCCGTGTCTAAGCCTTTGGACTTTGAATCTGGCAACCGCTTCTTTACGCCGAGCATAGCTACCACCGGTGACGACTACTACCTACTCAATAAGGTCTTGGTCTTAAACGCTGAGGCAGAGCCCGTTACGCACAGCCGCATCACCATGCTGGCTAACTCAAACCTGACGGCACCGTCGGCTCAGTACCCTGCCTATACCATCGATAACCCCGCTGCCGGTCAGGTCATCACTCTCTACCCTACCGGCACTACCTACGCTCAAGGCGATGTCCAGTGCCAATATGTGCGGTACCCCCTCGACCCGAAGTGGACGTACATCACGCTGGCTAACGGAGAGCCTGTATTCAATCAGTCGTCTACTGACTACCAAGACTTTGAGGTACCCATCGATGATGAGACCCGGTTGGTATATAAGATATTGCAGATGGCTGGCATGAGTATCCGCGAGGGCGACATCTTCCAGTACGCTAACGCTGAAGAAATCCAGAACGAACAGTAATGGCATATATCACAGACTACCAGTACTACGAGAACGGCGGTGCTGCACCAGAAAATGCCAACTGGGGCAGCTACCAGTACGTCTCTCTAGAAGATATTGTCAACAACTTCTTGTTGATGTACAATGGCAACCACTCCCTTGTTAATAACGAGGAGCGGTACAAGATTCTATTCCATGCCAAGCGTGCTATCCAAGAGTTGAACTACGACTCTTTGAAAGAGATTAAGATTCTCGAGCTCAGCGTTTGTGACAGCTTGCGCTTCGTCCTCCCTCCCGACTATGTCAATTGGGTTCGCATCTCTCTGTATCAGAACGGTGTCTTGCGTCCTTTGACGGAGAATATCCAAACGAACTGGAGCTCGGCGTATCTCCAAGACAACAACTGCCGCATCCTCTTCGATGAGACGGGAGCTATCCTACGCCCTCAAGACTCTACCATCGATTACGATAGGATTACGGGAACCAAGCAAAGCATCTACCTCAACGGCAACAGCCAGTTCGACGGGCAGCCGGGGTACTGCTGCGATGGCCTTTGGTATTTCGACTACAATATCGGGGCCCGCTACGGATTGAATACCGAGACAGCCAATGCCAACCCTACGTTCAGCATCAACAAGAAGGGTGGCGTCATCAATTTCAGCAGCCATATGGCTGACGAGCTGTGTATCCTTGAGTACGTCAGCGATGGTATGGAGGGCGGCAACAACGCTGAGATTAGCGTGAACAAGATGTTCGAGGAATATGTCTACGCATATATCCAGTATGCTATCCTCGATGCTAAGTTGGGTGTGCAGGAATATATCGTGGGTCGGGCGAGAAAGAAAAAGAACGCGCTCTTGCGCAACGCGAAGCTTCGCGTCAGTAACATCCACCCCGGGCGCTTGCTGATGAATATGCGTGGTCGCGATAAGTGGATTAAGTAATGGCAAACCTCGTACGGAACTTCATTAAGGGGCGCATGAACAAGAGCGTCGACGAGCGCCTTGTCCCCCAAGGAGAGTATATCGACGCGCAGAATATCCGCATGGGGTCCACCGAGGACTCGGAGATAGGGGCTATAGAAAACACCAAGGGGAATACGCAGCTTACGACGTTGGTATACCCACCTACGGGCACGGCCTTGAGCGCCAACGCCACCTGCTTGGGGGCATACAGCGATGGTGCCAACGAGACCATGTACTGGTTCGTCCATGACCCTTCGTTTGTTGACGGCGGTTATGCTGGCGTCCTCGACCTCATCGTCTCGTACAATATGCGCAACGACTTGCTGACGTACCATGTGGTCAGCACAAGCGCATTGAACTTCGACCCTCAGTATCTTATTACGGGCATTGACTTGGTTGACAACCTGCTGTTCTTTACCGACGACATCAACCCCCCTCGCCGTATCAATGTCGGTCAGGCTTACCCCCAGCCTGTAGCTTTTGCTGACAGCGGACTTCTGTATGAAGACATCCTCGTCATCAAGCGCCCACCTTTACAAGCCCCTTTGGTAACGCCTGTGGCGGTGGTATCGCGTGAGGACTACATGGAGGACCGGTTCCTGTGCTTTGGCTACCGTTGGGAGTATGCCAACAACGAGTACTCGGCTACGTCACAGTTTAGTGCTCCCGTCTTCGAGAGCGAGCCATTCGCTTTCACCACCGAGTCGTACCTCAACGAGGGTATGGTCAACTCCGTTCAGGTGTGCGATGTGACAGTACGCACGGGAAGCTCTATAGTCAAGGGTATCGACATCCTGTTCAAGGAGATGGATGACAATATCATCCGCGTCATTGAGAAGGTAGATAAGGCTGACTCTGCTTTGGCGGACAACTCCGACTATACCATCCAGTTTAGCAAGCAGAAGATTTTCACCATCCTCCCGGAGAGTGAGATTCTGCGGCTGTATGACAACGTGCCTAGGCTGGCTAAGGCACAGACCTTGATGGGCAATAGGATTGTCTATGGCAACTACCTCGAGGGGTACAATATGCTCAACACTAATGGATTGTCCGTCAAGCTTGGGTTCAATGCAACTTTGCTTCAGACGCCGTTAGACGCCGAGGCGGTAGACACACAGCCCACGTTCTCTGCCAAGAGCCTTCATGGCAACCGCGTCTATGAGATTGGCATTGTATATATGGACGAATATGGCCGGTCTAGTACGGCCCTTGTCGCGCCTAACAATAAGGTGGAGCTAGAGTGTGGAGACTCCATCTTCCAAAACCAGATACGGGTTACGATACCGTCCCTCATGCTGGCTCC